GTTATCATCTGACGTAAATGTATTATCGTCTACCTTTGTCCAACCTGTAGGAGCGTCTACACGCTCGGCAACAAGGTTATCTCTTGTAGGAATATTAACTTGATTTTGGTCAACTTTTACCTCGCTTGAGACTCCGGCTTTTTTAAGCTGTGCGGGAGTAAGACGCGCTGCGTATGTTTCAACGTCTCCAGCTCTAACAGCATAGATACCGTCTGATAAGTTTTTATCTCCTGAAACTTGAATAAGACCCGCGGTAAAGTTTTCTCCAGCTCGCTGAGGTCTAACACCAACATAGACGCCGGAGGCTCTAGCGACAGAGCCGTCAGGCATACGGAAGCTAAAGTCCGCACCGCGTCCCATTTCAACCCAGCGGCCTTTACGGTCACGCCACTGCAGGGCTACGCGCGCGCGACGAGCCGCAGATGAGTTACCGCTGCCAAACGCGGCAACGATAGGTGAAAGGTTATCAATCTTAAAGTATGAGGCAAGAAGAGTCTTGTTTGCATTGAGTCGGGCAAACGCATGTTCACGTTCTAGTGAACCTGGTGTTGCTGCATGCGCGGATGCGACTAGAGGACGAATTGACTCGTCGATAGAAGGATCGGCTGCAATCCACTGTGCGTTCTTCTTAAGAAATTCTTCACCTGACAATGATGCGTTAAGGGTAGAGAGCGGGTGACCTGCGACTAGTAGATCTGTGTTATGTGTTTGGCTAGTTGTAAATGTCTTTGTTGCAACGTTGAGGAAGCGTGATACATCCTTGAGAACTGCAAAATCCTTAGCGTCACTGTCAAGTGTTGATAGTGTTGCAAGAGAACGATTCATTACCGTGAGCGCAGAGCGTGGAGTTACGTGACGCTCCTGAGGAACCTTAGAGTTTGCCTCAGAGACAAGAGCAAGAACTTGCTGATGAAGAGAAAGGACAGGCATAAAGTTACTGTCATCTTTCTTACGTGCAGCCTTACGCTTTAGCGTACGTTCGATCTTCTCGTTTAGAGGTGCATCCATTACGCAGTTCCCTTACGCTTCTTTGGAAGTAAATCTGCGTCCTTAGATTCGTAAAGTTTTGTCGCTAGTGTATATGCTCGCTCAAACGGGATATCCCCGTCTCTTACACCTCGTAGCCATGCACCGCGTAGCGCAGGGATTGCCTCATAGCCTAATGATGAATACTCGGCCATCGCGTGAATAGCGTGCTCAGGTGAGCCATATTCGTCTGCGGCCCTAAGCGCGATAGATAGAAGTTCGTGTTGCATTATTGAAGCCTCTGCGCGAGAGGATCTAGGATGTGCCTTAGGCAATAGATCGTTGTCCTGCTTGTAATTTGGATTCGCAGGAGAGCCAGACTTTAAAAGCTTAAGGAACGCGTTAACGCGAGCCATTGCCCAACCGTCACGAGTCATACCTGGTCGATGACTAGATGAGAACGCACCTGAACCTCTACGGTATACAGCCTTTAACATTGGAAGCGTCGCCTTACGTCCAGGCTTTGCTTTTTCGTTATGCGCTGTTACCTTATTGCGAAGACCAGCTTCTGTTCTTGCAGAGAAAACAATCTTCTTAGATCCTGAAGCAGATCCTGGCTTATTTTTCTTTGAGCCGCGGATACGATCTTTCTTTGGAGCAGGCTTAGAGCTTGCTGCAGTAATAGGTCCGCCGGTTGCCCACGCGTTACATGTACGAGATGCGGCGCACTTAAAGTCTAGTGCTTCACAGTATCCAAGCTCTGCCTGGTCAATAGCTGCATCTGCATCAACCGCGCTTGAGTCACCTTGCTCTAATCCAGACGAGATGCAATCAAGCATCTTTGGAGTACGAATAAAGAATACACAGTTACCGCAGACTGCGGTCTTTGCTTCCTCGGCAGTTGTCTTCCACTTGTCAGCTTTTTCGTTCCAAAATTCTTCGTTAGGCTCGCTTGGATTCAACGGGCCGTAGCCAACGTTGTCAATTGCGTTTTGACGATTCTTTAAGTTTAATTCAATATCCTGTGTAGCCTCGGGGCACTCGTCGGTTTCTTCATCAACTGCAAACTCTGAGTCATCAGATGCATCAACGGGAACACAGTTAGGAACCATCTTTCCGCTCTTGCCCTTTTTCATTCCTACCTGCTTGTATCCGTCCCAGCAAGGACCCTTGTTTGCAAACGCAGATGCGTCAAACGAGTCTAGGAGATCAACAGGCTCTTGTGAGGAAGCGTTAATCTGGCTGTCTTCAACCTTAACGATACCGTCAGGTATAACTGCAAAACGGCACTTGCCGTCGTCTTCAATTGGCTGCTCGATAATCTTGCATACGCCAGGACCTTCGTATAGAACACAGTTAATACATTTAACGCCGATTTCCTTGTACTCGTTTTCTGCCGCAGGAGTGTATCCTGCCCAGATACCTGTACGGTCTTCGTTAAACTTTCCGTGCTTCTCAGCGATCTCTAAGAGAGCTGCAGCAAGGTCCTGCTCTTCAGCAACGATAATGCCTGCTGCTACTAAAGCTTCAGCCTGTTGCTCTTGAAAAGAGAAATACATATCCTGCGAGGTGTACTGTCCATACTCGTCTGCAGATAGACATTCGGTGCACATGCAATCGTCATCGCATAGACATATGCCTGCGTCACATCCTGGGCATACGCAACCTGCGTCGCCACATAGAGGGCAACCGTCACGGTCATCAATAAGCTGCTCAACGATAGGAGCGTCTTCATAAGGCAATGTTACCTGTTGTTCTTGTCCGTCAAGATAGACAACGACTGCGTCTGCTAGAGCGCTGGCAAGCGCATTAACAAGATCTGCCTTATTAGGCTTTTGGTGTTCCATTGTAGTTAGATGCCTTCCTGTAACGCCGGTGGTAATTCTTCTTCTGCCGGAGCAGGAGGAGTTGCGTTGTCTAAGATCTGTTGAATCTCTTGAGGAACGGGAGCAACGGAGTCAACCTGTTGCGCATCGCGAACAGACTTCATAACCTCGGGAGCAATAGCTCCAATCATTGCCTGGGTGAGCTCCGGAGATAGCGAGCCCTTCTCTACGAGAAGGCGGATAGCAAGCTCGTTTGGATCCGGCGCGTCGGTAGCCGCAAAACCGTGAGCGCGACGCCATGTCTCGTAGGACACCGCCATCTTGTCAAAGCCTGAGTCTGCATCGGCCGCTCTGTCATTACGTGTGGCAACCTGTGAAGGATCAAACCAAACGGTAATACGTCGAACGTCTTCTTCCGCAAAGCCTCCTGCGATAAGCGCAGGGCGTAAATACGCAACTGTAAGAGCGTCCGCGATAAGAAGCATAAGAGGCTCGATGTGAGACTTGTATAAGGCTTCATCAATTTGAAGCGCGTTAGAGTACTTAACGTTTGCAAGCCCTGTAACAATATCCTTAGGAACATCAAGTCCCTGGAGGATACGCTCGAGGACGCGATCTGCACGTTGTGCAAGTGCAGGGTCAAACGAGCGCTCAAACTTAAACTGCTTAATTTTGTCGCCAAGCTCTGCAGGTCCACGAATAATAAGCGGTACGACCGCCGAGGCGGAGTCTTCATCACGGATAGGAGTTGTCATCGCATCCATGAGTTGATCCTCAAACTCGTCGGCTGCTTCCTCGGCTGTCATGCCAGGATTCAGATCGTTCTCGTCATCATATGGATAGTCAGGATCTGGAGACGCGGCAACAGATAGACCGTCCGGTAAGTAAAGAGCGCCAGCGTTTAAGCGAGAGCGCGCGGTCGCACGAAACGTTCTGTTAAGCAAAAGTAGCTCTGAGCAAAGATCAAGTAGACCGCGCAAGGATGAATCAGCCTCTTCGGAGTAGCGAGGGTGAGCTCTCCAGATGCGTCCAACAAAAGCTGTGTTAGGAAGTTTAGCTGCACCTGCGCCTGAGCGAGCAGACGAGGTTCCGATGATGTCGCGACGTGGAACGATGACATACGCGTTCTTAGAGTCAAGTTGTAGTTCGTCTGTCGAGCGAATATCCCAAGATTCTTTTAGTCCTGAGCCTTTGCGCTCTGGCGATTGAACAAGATAGCACTCGCCTGTAACTGATAGATTAAGGGCTGCATCCTTTAGAAGACCAGCTTGTCCGCCGTATGCGGAGTCTAAACGTGATAAAGCGCGCTCTGCGGCTGCCGCAAGACGTGAGTCAATAACGTTACTGTCACGTGCAGGAACTGGACTCTCCGCAGGGTTATCAACTACAGCCGCGTATAAACGAATACGTGAAACTACAGATGCAACGAGATTAAAGGCATACTTGATCTCGCCGATGGCGTCGTAGTATTCCCAAGCTTCAGATTGCCAGTCACTGGATCCGCCAGTGCGGCGTTGCTTAAATCTTTCAACCTCACCCTTGTCGTTAATCTGCAACTGAACTGCCGCGGCTGTAAGAGCGCGAGGAGCAGAGTAAGGAACTGTCTGAGCGTAGGTGACACCTTCGTAGACTATTGATTGTTGCTGAGTTTGGCGAGGTGCCTGTGCGGTGATGCGACGAGGGCCGGTGGTAGCCCGGTTAGGCTTCTTACTATCCTTGGAGAATAGTCCCACGTGTTACTCCTCGTCGTTGGTTAACGGAGCGCTTGATCATTATTGATCCAGGCGCGCAGTTATAAGTCCCGCTATAGCGGACAGGGTAAATATACACCCAACTAGGATAGTCATACTTGGAAATAGAGCGTATGAAAACACAACCGGGAGCGCGACCCACAACGAGACGCACCAAGGGCAGGTAAAGAAGTAGCCTATCTGAGAAGAGTGCGGAGGCTTTCTATCCCAGATCCAATCACGGGCCGGAGCTAGGATCTCGTCCAAGACGATGAGCCGTGTTACTCGGTAGACAAATAGGGAGAGGATAATGATATGTGCAACAGGCATACGCTCGATCATATATGTATCTATGTTCATTCGGTAGGGTCCTTTACTGAGTCCATTGTTATATACGGGCTCCAAGATCGCAGTCTGCTGCCGCAGGTTGAGCAACCTTGGGTCTTACGAAACGCCAT